CACCCTTCATGTAAGTGTAAGCCTCAACCAAAGAGCCGTACAACAGCACAGAATCAAAGTTGTCACCCAACCATGTCTGGCCATCTGCGGCCACTGTAATGGACTCGGGGTAGTAATAATAGTGTAACTCAACACCGTAGCTTGCATCGGCTGTCGGGCCAATTATGAACGAAAGCTCGTCATAGATTGTAGAACTTAATACCGTTGGGCCAAACAGCGCGTAGTACTTAGGCGTGCCTTTATCTGTTGGTTGTGGGTATGCCTGACGAATAAAGTTAACATCTTTGTTAAGCAAATACTCATAGTTGCCGTTACCGTCAATGACCGCCATTGAATACACCGCCAAGAAGTCAAGAGGGCAATCTAAATACTTTGTGTTTATTGCAATGGTGCTTGTTACGTTCTTGCGGATAGACGGGAACTGAACGGTGTTGTAAATACGCTGCTCAGCCTGCGTAACGAACACAGGAATATTAGCCACGAAATCTGCTTCCGTGTTCTCCGTGTACGCCTGAATAGCAGCGCTAAGTGCGGCGTAATTCATGCCATTGGGCCTCGTGCCATCAGACCTTTAGTTGCTGCGCCTGTGCCGCGAACTTTGATGCCTGAAGTTTTAGTTTCATTCTGGCCGTTGTTGTAGTTACCAACACTCATCTTCATGGTGCTAAGGCTACTAATGCTGGAATCTTTGCCGGGATTAGTCGACATCACCAGAGGCTTGCCATTCATTTTGTGCGGTGCAGCATAAGTAGCGGCGTCGCCAACTTCTTTACCCATCATCTTTTTGCTAAATTTGGCCATGTTATTTCCCCTGATTTGCGGCGCGAGACAAGTTACGTCCTAAACGCATGCGGTCGTCGGTTGTAGGGCCACCAGCTTTAAGCTTTGTAGGCTTCTTGCCGGGGTGCATATTTTTCTCGTGCTTACCGACAGCAGACTTAATCATCTTCTTGTCTTGAGCTAAATCTTTCTTGTCCATACTAGACTCCTTTAAGTAACTGTTACCGTAACTGTACCAACAAATGCCGTTGCCACCAAGTAGTTTGGTGTTAACTCTGTATCAAAATTACTAGCCCCGCCTACAGGTGCCCAGCCCCACTGGATGTCTCGTGAACCACCAGTCGGGTTGCCAGCAGTGTTTACGCCCGCTGCAATATAAGTTGAATCATTACGAGGATTACGCACAGCTTGTGGGTCATCCACTGGATACATACCTAATTGCAACTGCGGCTGATCGGGATCCCAACACTCAGGGCAAACCAACAAGTCGTAGTTCTTTGTCTTGATGATCTCTTTACGAAGCAATTTTAATTTGTACTGCTGGCCACAGCGATCGCACATGGCGATACTGTTCTTACCAGAAGCAAACCTATTGCCCATTAAGTGCCACCACCAATAAACTGTTGTCTAGGTACAAAGCGAATGGCCGCCTTCTCGCGGTCTTCGGTTGCAGCCAATTCCCAAGCATCGTCATACTGCTGTTTCAATACCGGCAAACGCTCAGCGCCACCAGCAATCTTCAACGCCAAATAGTACGCAAGGCCAGCGGCCAAGCAAGGGATAAATCTAAACGGCACGTCCATCACGTTCACACCACCACCCGCGTCTTGCGTGCGGCGTAAGCGCCAGTAAACAAACGTGTACTGCTGTGACCCATCAGGAGTTGGCCAAACTGTAATAGCTGGAACCTGCGCCCAGTACACAGCGGCGGCAGCGGTATGACCCACAGCAATCGTATCTTGCTGACCACGGGAGCAGTTAAACAGTGTGCCGGACTTGGCGTTTGTGTTCTGCGTGATGTAGCCGTAGTTGATGATCTCATCATCAATCTTAATGAAACCAGTTGCTGGCAAGCCTGTTACATCGTTCAACACAACTGATGTGCTAGTAGCCGTAATCGTCGTTGTAAGCGTTGCGGCAATAGGGGAGTTCTGGCCGTTATACCGCTGAATCCAGACTTGGATTGGTCTGGCTTGCTGAATCTTGTTGGGGATCGTAGCGTACGTAGAAACACTAATACGCGTGATTGTTAAGTCAGCCTGTGTATTAGCTGCATTAGGTTGCGTACGGATAACGTGCTCAATCAGATCAACTGTATTGTCTGGTAAAGCGTATGTATTCTGGCCCTGAACGAGAGTGATCTCACCCTGCTCAATAGTCCACATATTGATGCCGCGATTGGCCCAATCTGCAAACATGATGTTCAAACTACGACGAGCAGTGCGTAAGTCATAGCCAGTACGCAGCTCACCACCGGCGCGTTCAAACGCCTCCTCGACCAATTCGTCGAGTTGGAGATTAAAACCTGATGCGCCAGAAGTGGTTGCCATTATCTAAATCCTGCAGTTTTCTTCGCAATTGTTTTTGGTTGCGCTACGAATTGTTTTCCGGCTTTTTTGCCAGCACGTTTTGCACGCGTTGTCGCAGCATACTCACTTGGACTGAGACTTTTAATCGCAGCAGAAGGAAGGTATCTTTCACCTGTGTCAGAAGATTTTTTACCACTTTTGGTTCTCCATTTTTGGTCGCCCCAATCCTTCAATGATTTCTGAGGCGCTTTCAATCTCGGTAACCCCCGCCAGCCGCCTTGTACTTTTTGGCAACTAGCTGAGCTTTACGTGCTGACCACTGACCTGCGCCAGTGCCATGGGTCGCTGCGGCTTTTACTTGAGACACAATCCTCTTGCGAAGACTAGGTTTTGTGTAATTACCAGCCGCGTTCACTTTGCCGCCTTCGGCGTATTGCGTGAAGTCAGTATTATCCCGACGAGCCTTACGCTTGCCTTTGGGCATTTTACTGGGGGAGATAGCTCCCATGCCACGGCTGGCTATCATGGTTACACCATCTTCCCGCGGGTTTTACCCTTGGTGCAGCAGCCATCAGCGCGGCGGGAAGCTGACACCATGCCGCCTTTGGCTTTGTTCTCAGTAGTCAAAGATTCGTTGTACGCTTTGTCTTGCTTTTTACGATCAGCAGCATCTTTAGCTTCTTGTTTGGCTTCTTCAATAGCGTCAAAGTTAGCTGGCTTCTCAATACCACGAGACTCGCGTTTTATCTCGGCTTTGGCTTCACGATCAGCTTTATTTTGTTTATTCTCAGCCACTTTTTGGCCAGTCAAAGACGCTACTTTTATGGGTCCAGCCATAAGCCCTGCGCCACCAGCAGTAAAAGCGCCAATTTCGGCTGCTTTTCGGAGACCACCACCCCGACCTTCGTCGTATTCATTGACGCTACGCTTCATGATAATTCCTTAACAAATTTTGCCGCGTGTCTTGCCTTTAGTGGCAATACCGTCAGCACGTTTAGAAGCGGACGAAGAAGTCATGCCGCCGGAAGCATAGCCTTTGACTGCGCCACCTTTTCTGTAGTAAGAATTACGGCGCGGGACGTTGCTAATACCCATGTCGTACTCAGCACGAGTTGTGGGGCTAACGTTTGCTTCCTGCATTGCCGCTTCTGCCGCCGCACTCATGGGGCGTGACTTAACTACGGGCCTACGTGCAACGGGCTTCTTAGTAGGGCTGACCGTCATGGACGTACCGGCTTCGCCAAATTCTCTGGCGTTTGGGTTAGTCAACATGCGTTCTGTACGCCTGTTAGCCGCTTCCTCTGGGTCCATACCAAATTCATCGCCCACTTTCAGAGGTTCTTCGCTAGCTACTTTATCAGCAGCTATGCGGCGCTCCGCTGCAGCGGTCGTTGACTTCTCGTCTTTCTTGTCGCCCCTCTTGGACATCATATAGCCCAACGTGCCAAGGGCAGCAAGGGCTGTTAGGTCTTTACGTCGTGCCATGATGTCTCCTTAGCAGGCTTTGCCGCCCATGTTCATCTTAATCATCTTGCCCTTGGTCTTGCCTTTTGTAGCAACACCGTTTGGTGTTGTACCGGTTTTGACAGCGCCCATCTTAGATGACATACCGCCTTTTTTCATACCTTTGCCATCATTGAGAAAAGCGGGTTTACCGTCTTTCATGGGCATACCGCCACCGGCCATTTTAGCTGCGCCTTTTTTCTTGGCCATCATTGCCATCATGCCTGCGTTCATCTTTGTAGCCATAGTGTTACCGCCTTCTTTCATAAGTGACATCTTCCCATGAAGTGTCTTAGGTTTGTTAACTTTTTGAAGATCGGGGCGGGACGTATTTGTGTCCTTGCCAAACTTCATCCCTTTACTCGCGCCGCTAAATTCTTTAGCGACCGATACCGGTACACCCGCAGCTTTTGCAAACTTCGGGTTGTGTGCAGCAGCATCCATGAACTGCTTTTGTTTTTCACTCTTCGCTGGCATTTGCAGACTCCTTACGGTTAGTCAAGCCACGAACGGTGTCAGACTCCCAAATACGAAGTCCGAGGTAAATGATTGTGAACAGCGAAGCCAAAGGCGGAAGCCACGTAGCCATAACACCAACAGTCGTTAAGACTGCTGCGCCATCTGCAACTGCTTTAGCTGTGTCATGCTGAGTCATACTATCCGCCCTCTTGTCTTGCCTTGTGTAGCGCAGCCATCAGCCGCAGTTACATAGCCACCTTCCGCGCAGTTCCACGCCCTCAAAGATTTATTGATGCGTGAGTTCGGATCGTTTGCTGTCTTTGCACTGGTCAGTTTCTTTTTCATGCCACTCATCCTTGCACAGAAGGAGTCGCGCCGTGAGCCGCCTTCCGGCTGGGGACGTTTCAAGTTCATGCCTTGCGCTTTGGCGGAGGCTCGCCCCTTGGCGTTCAAGCCACCCTCGGGGTTTTTGCCTTCTTTCCTCTGCCATGCTGGACTCTTAGCCATAGAACACCGTTACTTTTGCCGATGTTGGTAGCGTAACGTGAACATCCGTGTAAAACACAATACCTTCACCGGGAATAATGTTCGCAAACGGGTTGTTAGTGTTCGCGGGAATATTAAACTCTAAACGAATAGGGCCAGTAGCCCCACCATCACGGAATTCAATGTCGCCAGCAGTACCACCAGATAAACACTGATAGCCTTTAAGCCTAGTACGGCCAGAAACCATTGTGCCAGTCGCTTCTACGTGCGCGGCTTTTACGTCTGTCTGCATCATAATTAATCTCCTTAAAAATGGGGCCGAAGCCCCCTAGACTAATTAGACTTGGCTGGGGTTAGCTGAGCCGTTAGATTCACGCACGACGTACACGCATGTAATCGTAGCAGCACCGCCGCTGGCTGTACCAGCGCAAGCGTAGATTGCTTGGACGATTAAGTCAGTTGAGCCAACGTTCAGATATGTACCGATCTGTGCGCCTGTAACAGTCACAGTTGCGCGGCCAACAGCCAAAGGTGTAGTTGTAGCGCCACCAACAGTAGCCAAAGAGTTACCAGCGGCTGTTTGGATGGTGATGGTGTTACCAGTAGTACCAGCGTAAGCGGTAGTAATGTCTACAAAAAACTCTATGATTTGTGCGCCAGCAGGCAAGACAAATTCTGTAGTAGCAGTTGTGTCGGCTACAGTGGTCAGGCCAGTCTGTGTAACAACAGTTGCGCCCATGTTGCGGATCGTGCCAGCAGTGGTGCCGGTTGTGTTTTTAACAGTACCGAGCAGCCAAGGGCCTAGGTGTGATGCAAATCCCATGATATTTCCTTACATACAAGTTAGGCGCATCAATCTGTATGTCGTCAGCCGGGACTGTTTGATGCACCGGAAAGCCCGGATTGAGATCAATATACACCAAAAGAAAAGGGGGCACAAGGCCCCCCTTCAAATATTTCCTAAGAAATATTAGGCTGAACCGGGTGAACCAAAGGTACCCAATGGATCAGACCAGCCGAAGCTATAACGCTCACGGGCTTTGTAACGAACGTTACCTGTGTCGAAGTCGCCGTCCATCTTGTTCTCCAAAGGAGAGCGGATGAAGTGCTTCAGACCGTTAGGCACATCAGTAGTCAAGTACCAGCCGTTTGTGTCGGTCAGGTAGTGGTTAATGGTGTAGCCTTCAGGGATTGAACCGTTGTTCTTCAACGCATTGATATCGTTGTCAGTTGTACCAACGCGGAGGCTGGTTTCCAACAAACGAGTAGCAACGAATTGCAGAGCTGGGGGAACAATCAATTTCTTGGGCTTAGCAGCGATCAAAAGACCACGCTCGTCTGTCCAAGCAGCGATTTGAATAACGGCGGCTTCCAAAGAAGTCTCGTTCAAGTCAGCGGCTGTAGAAGGACGATTGCTGTTAGTGCCACCAGAAATCAGGGGGTGAGCAGTGCTGAACAAAGGTACACCATCACCACCAACATAGGCTGAGCTAAAACCGTTGTTGATAACGGCGGCAGCTTTAACCTGCTTGGTGTAAGCCATAGCGCGAGCCAATGCTTTGGTGTAACGAGCTGACAAAGAGTCATACAAGTTATCTTCCACAGCTTCTTCAGTAATGGAGAAGCCTAAAGCGATGGTTTCGTGGTTGTAACGAGTTGTCCATGCTTCCTGTGCATTGTCATAGCTGATGGCTGAGCCTTCATTTTTGACAGGTGCGGCAGAGAAACCAGACAGTTTCGTCTCTTCTTCGAACGAACGCTCTGAAGTTTCGGTTTCATAAATTTCTTTATGTTGTTCACCGTAACGAGCGTACTCCATACCGAACAAAGCGTTCAGGCCGGGGAGCAGTTCTTTAAGTAGTTGTGCGCGGGAAATAGCCATGATTTATGCTCCTTATACGCCAGTAGGGTTGTTGTACTGGTGCATGGTTGCGTTGATCTTGACGATAAACTCAACAAATGTATCAGCGCCTGTTGCTGTCTCACGAACCACATCAATGATGCGGATAGGCAGCGTATTGGTATCGGCTTGAGTGCCTTCGTCGATTGCCACTGCTGAATTACCAGTAGTAGTTGAACCAGCGTTTTGAATCAAAGCAATGTTAGCACCAATA